ATGCGTACTGTAAACAACACAGCAAGGAGTTCAAAAATGAAGATTTCAGCACAAGAACTAGCAGTAATTAAGTCTGTTACCAAAGCGTTGGGTTCAATTGAAAACTACAACGCAGACGGTTCTGTTAACTGGGACTTTGTTGACGCTGATGTATACATGGACATCAATCCAGCAGACAGCAAACTCGACGCACACTACGAAATGTTTAACCGCTTTGCTTCACTAGTCGAAGCAGGCATCGCAGCATAAGGAGACACATTATGTGGACTTTGGAACTCAATGGTCGTAAAATTGGTGATTATGAAATGGATCGTGGCGGTCCAACCGAAGACGGTGGTATTGTTCGTGCTTGGTGGGGAGATACCAACGAAGAACTTAGCATCGATGAAATGATCAAACTCAATGAAGATTACGATCGCGATCTTTACGATATGGCCGTTGACTATTACTATTAAGGAACGCATCATGAACATTGAAGAAATTGCAATCGAAATTGGTAAGATGGACCGTGATAGTTTGTCAGAGCTGGCTGATTATCTGGTATGGAATCACGAAGGACGTGCAGAAAACCTATCCACATTCATTGGATTTTCACAGATGGATAAGGTAGAAGCTGACGCACAATACGACTATTTTGCAGACTAGGAGATAACCATGAGTCATCCAATTAATGACACATACATCGAAAATTTGTTTGAAGAAGCGTTTCATCTATTTGAAATTCGTGGTGAACTCAGCCCAGAGGACAATGCAAAGATTGAAGATCGCTTGATGTGTATTAATCAAGAACTCAACGATTTGGGTGTTGACAACGGGTTCATTTTAGAGTAGAATATAGGAAATTAAGGAGACCAGCATGCCAAGTTATGTGTATGAATGTCGTGTAGCAATTCCAGCAAATGGATACTCACCTCAACCAACCACAATGCGGTTTGAGGCGCAGAATCATGCTGCTGCTCGCGCATATTTTCAGCAATTTGGTAAACTTCTTAATGATCCACGTGTGGTAGAGACCAAACGTTAATGTAACGGGCCCTTAGCTCAGTTGGTAGAGCAGGAGACTTTTAATCTCTTGGTCGTGCGTTCGAGTCGCACAGGGCCCACCAATTTAATTCCTGGAGACATCTTATGGAAACTGTAGAACTCGAAAGTCGTAAAGCAAAGAACTCATGGTGGGCGGTCGTGGATGCACGCCAGCGCAGTTATGTTGCATCTACTCACTATTCAGATTCAGAAAAACTAGAAGCTGAACGTGTTAAGATGATGCTAGAAATGGCATATTATGGAAAAATCTACCTAAATTATCGCCAGAAATTTATTGTACTCAAGGCAGTTGGTAGCGTTCAGGATCCAGAACTGTTAGCAGAACTAGAAGCCGATTACGAAGATCGTGGATACGCCAAGGTGGTAACTGAACAAGGTGTAATCTATCGTATTCCCAAGCGCAAGTAAGTATGAAAGAGCAAAGTTGTAAAACTTATTGGGCTCGCATTTATATCGCAGGCGATGTAGCACACGCCAAAAAGATTGTCCGCAAATATGTGTGGGAAGAAGGATTGTGTGTTACTGTAACTCCAACAGATTACATTTACACAGGCGGAGAAGAAGCAGGTATGATGGTTGAACTTATTAACTATCCACGCTTTCCTACTAAAAGCAGTAAGATTGCAGAAATCGCTGTTGACTTAGGTATGACACTGATGCGAGAACTATATCAGCGTTCCTTTTCTGTAATGACCCCCGATGATACTGTACGATATACTCGTGGCGAAGAAGTAGAAGCACGGAGAGAAAAATAATGGCTACCAAGACCAAAGAACTGTTAACTGAAGAAAAGATTCGCAAGCACTATCAAGCAGAAGGCGGTGAATGGTTAGTAGAGCGTGGCAAGACCAAAGAAGCCGCTTTGCTCAAAGAAGCCTGCCATGAACTGGAACGTTTGCGTGAAGAAGTAATGCGCTTAGATAATCAACGCTGGTCAGTTTTACAGAACAATCAAGAAACACGCACAGAGATTGAAAAGCCATTGCGTGAGAAGATTAATAAACTTGAACGCTCTAATCGTGACTATGTAGATCTATTAACAAAGATCGGTAGTCAGATTACGTGGGCGATTAAGGTATAACAAACCCGGGCCTGTAGCTCAATTGGTAGAGCAGAAGACTCATAATCTTTTGGTTGTCGGATCGTACCCGGCTGGGCCCACCAAACATCAGGGGTGTTGCTAATGTTGGCCTTAGGGCGAGACTTATAAACTCGTAAAGCACTCGCCAGATAAGCGAGAGTAACGTGGGTTCGATTCCCACCGCCCCTACCAAATAAATCAGATAATTGTATAAATAAGTATATACTTTATTTAGAGATTATCTATGAATTATCAAAAACACTATGATGCTCTGATAGAAAGAGCAAAAGATAGAAAATTAGAATGTTATAAAGAGGCACATCATGTTATTCCGCGATGTATGGGCGGTAATGATTTGCCAGAAAATCTCGTTGATTTAACTGCAAGGGAACATTTTATTGCGCATCTTCTTTTACTAAAGATTTACCCAAAACAATATGGATTAATCAAAGCAGTAAACATGATGTGTGTTGAATCAAGCAACCAACATCGTTCAATGAATAGAATGTATGGATGGTTAAGAGAACGCCTTAGTAAAGAAATGTTTCGTTCGCAACACGGTAATGGTAATAGTCAATTTGGAACAAGATGGGTTCACAATAACAATAAAAAACAATCAAAAAAAATTCCAAAAAACGACCCATTACCAGAAGGCTGGAACGAAGGAAGAAGAATTAAATTTACCGAACAACAAAAAATACTAAACACTTGTAAGCACTGCGGCAATCAATTTATTTTTTCTAGCGAAAAGACTTTTTGTACATCAACATGTCAAAAAACTCATTATTATGAAGCAGCGAAAGGAAAAATTGATGCTAATATCGAAGAACTAGTGTCGGCATACAACAAAAGGAATTCGGTAACACATATTCTAAAACTATTTGGAATAAGCAATTCCGGGCATGCTTACCTCACACAGATTTTAAGAGATAAAGGATATACATGTAAAAACGGCGGAAAAAGAATAAAAATAAAAGAATAACCAAACTGATAATACATAATACCGGGCGGGGGTACCAAATTAAATATAGAGCCAAGTAATAAATATTGATATGAAATTTACAGATTATGTAACTTTATTTGAAGGCATTACCCACAGTACCAAAACCAATACTCCACTTGGCGAAGTGTATCGTGTGGGCAGTGATAGCTATTATAAAATTTTTAGGGAAGCACGCCGCTTATACACAGAAGGCAAAATTCATCTAAGTGAAATGGATCAAAAACTTATTCTTGAAACAGAAATTGGAGAATTTGCTGAATACGATGGGAAAATGGTTCCTCTGGATTCACCATTTGAGGAACCCCTTGCAGAAGCAGAATACCAAGGCAAACAAGTAGAACTCAATAAACCAAAACGTGGCGGATCTAAAAAATACTATGTGTATGTCAAAGATCCAAAAACAGGCAATGTTAAAAAGATTTCATTTGGTGATACCACTGGTCTAACAGCTAAAATTAACAACCCAGAGGCAAGAAAATCTTTTTCAGCAAGACACGATTGCCCAAATAAAAAAGATAAGACCAAAGCAGGTTATTGGGCTTGTCGGTTGCCTCGATATGCTAAAAGTTTAGGACTTTCTGGTGGTGGAAGCGGTTACTGGTAAGCCATACCTGGAGTCGCGCAACGGCAACACAATTATTCGCAAGTTTAGTGTGAATACTCCGGTTGGAGATTTAGTTTGGCATCGCGACGAACACAGTCGAAAAGTTCGTGTTTTAGAAGGGGATGGCTGGCAATTTCAGTTTGATAACGAACTTCCACAACCACTGGTCCCCGGACAAATCATTCTGGTTCCTCGAGAAGTGTATCATCGTGTATTACTTGGATACACTGACTTGATTTTAGAAATAACAGAATCTAATTGACAATCATAAAATTTGATTGTATAATATACGAAGTTAAATAAGAACATTGAGGGATAGATTAATGGTAGATCAGCGGACTTTGACTCCGTTAGTCCAGGTTCGAGTCCTGGTCCCTCAGCCAAATTTCGTAAATGAGTATAGCACTGGGATCAGTCGCATGGTCGATACGAAACGGTAGAGCTCCGTACTGTCTATACACAGGGGCACAGTTTAGGAAAGGTGGGTGAGAGGTTTAAACCAATTCCCTGCTAAGGAATCGTACCTAAATACGGGTACCGAGGGTTCGAATCCCTCCCTTTCCGCCAGGTTGTGCGGCTCGGTATAGCGCAGTCTGGCTAGCGCACCTCATTTGGGATGAGGGGGTCGTAGGTTCGAATCCTACTACCGAGACCATTTTTTACTGACTGCTACGCAGACTGAGCGTACAGGCTTTACTAGTTCTCAGTCTATATCTATGTTGCCCGTCGGCATAGAATGAATTCAAATCTCTTCGTTCCTTTAAGGCTAAACTGCGTGGAGATAGGGCGGGCCATTTTAATAAGCACATTAGTCCCTAAGGACAGTCGTTCTTCAAAGACGATGGATTGTATCTAGAATACAGAATAGGAGGACCTTGCCTAGTGTGCTTATTAAAATTCCCTGATAGCTCAGTCGGTAGAGCAACGGTCTGTTAAACCGTGGGTCCCTGGTTCGAGCCCAGGTCGGGGAGCCAAACAACGCAGGATTGGCATATTGGTTGTGTTCCAGCCTTCCAAGCTGGCTAAAGGAGTTCGATTCTCCTATCCTGCTCCAGATTTATACGGAGAGGTGGCAGAGTGGTTTAATGCAACGGTCTTGAAAACCGTCGTACGTTTGTAGCGTACCGTGAGTTCGAATCTCACCCTCTCCGCCATTACCATAAATACGTAATGCGCTTACGTGAATTCAATCAATTAGAAAGTTTAATTGAATCATTTCAATCTGTAACTTGGACTCTGTATGAAGCAGATCCAAAAACGGGTACCGTTGTGCGCACTGCATCTACACTTGATTTGAGTGATTACGATGCGGTAGTTACTGAAAAATTCAAAGATTTTGTAGAGTACAAAAAGAACCATGTTGATGCATATGGTTCTAAAGATTATCCAATGAAAGGCAATGCCCCATTGGGCAGCATGGTATCTGGATTAAGACATGCACATTTAACACAAGACGTAAGTGTTTTTTATCGTGTGCATGGTCGCAACCCAAAGTATCTAGATATATACGGGGTGTTTAGCCACAAAGACATCGGTATTGGCAACACACCCAATGTAAGAAAACAACAACGATACGCAAAAAAATTCTCTAGAGAGTTTGCACAATGAATCGCATGCCCTGCGAATACATTACTAGAGAGCAACTAAGAAATTCAACACACGAAGAAATAAACGATAGCATAATACTAGGTATGTGTTGTGATATTGCGTTTACGTCTACACACGTGATTATCGCAACTTGGTTAATACATCGATTGGGGTTTGCAACTGATGAGACTGTTGAGAACTTTGCAAAAAAACTTTTAAAGACCGGTAGAATTAGCCTAGAAATGCGTCAATTTGTTATTGACATCATGTGCGGAGATCGTGTATTATACTTAGACTATAAAGGTAGTATCGCTGCCTTAGCAGCATAAATGCCCTCGTAGCTCAGGGGATAGAGCAACAAACTAAATTTATAAATAATAGTATATGGGCATATGATGTAAGGGATAACATTCGGGTCTTCTAAACCTGCCATCCAGGTTCGAATCCTGGTATGCCCTCCATTTTAAAGAGGTGCTATTATGAATAATAGAGTTTGTAGACACTGTAAGCATGAGTTTAATATAGCAGATAAGCCGAAGGGATGGATGGCAAATCATGTTAGATGGTGTAGCGAAAACCCAAAACGATCTTCATATGGAAATGGCGGTGTTCAATTGAACACGCCACAAGCAATAGAGAAGAGAAAGAAGAAAATTTCGCAAGCGCACAAAAATGGGAAATATGATGATGCACCTCAAAAGGCAATTGAGACGAAAAGAAAAAGAGGAAATCTAACTCACACCGAGAAATCTATACAACTTATTCGAGAAAAAGCTCTATCATCGAAACACAGAAGATTGAAAAGAGGAATTATTGAATATAAAGGTATAATGTTAGATTCTTCATGGGAACTTGAGTTAGCAAAAAGATTAGATGATTTAAAAATAAAATGGGTTAGACCAGATCCAATTCCTTGGATAGATGATAATGGTGTAACCCATAATTATTTTCCTGATTTTTATCTTGAGGATTATGATTTATTTTTGGATCCAAAGAACCCACAAGCAAGAAAGGTTCAAAAGAAAAAATTAGAATGTCTGTTGTCGCAATATGACAATGTTGTTATAATAGAATCTATTGAAGAATGTAAAAAATTTGTCCTCTGAGTCCAGTCGGGGGCACCATTATCAAAGGAAACACAAATTGGCACTTTTTATCACCGACGAATGCATCAACTGCGATGTATGCGAACCCGAATGCCCCAATGAAGCAATCTATCAGGGCGCAGAAATTTACGAAATTGATCCTAACAAATGTACTGAATGTGTAGGACATTTTGATGAACCACAATGCGTAGCAGTATGTCCAGTTGATGTGTGCTTGCCAGATCCTAATCATACAGAAACGCACGAAGAATTAATGGAAAAATATCATCGTCTAACCGGCGAATAGTAGTTGACACAGCACAAAAATAGTGTATAATACACGCATTGTTTAAGAACATGCCAGCATGATGGAATTGGTAGACATACTGGACTTAAAATCCAGAGCCTTCGGGCGTCCCGGTTCGACTCCGGGTGCTGGTACCAAATTTAACGTCTTGGAATGACAATAAAATTACCCTGGTCGGAGCGAGAAATCAAATATTAAATCTTTTGTCTTTTTAAGACTTTGGGTTTAATATTTGATGCCAATACACGTACTGGAAATAGTTTATCTGGACATAGCTTACATTGCGGAATACTGTGTGTAAGATTGTTTATAAACATTGACAGTTCTTCATCAGTATCAGTTGACTGCGCAGGTTGGTAGGCATGTAACAATTCTGTATCTTGTTCTGTCATGTCAACATGAAACTGTTCAGAAAATTCCGGTAGAAGTGCCACATGGTGACACTTGTATAATTTCCCTCTAACAAATGTATAACAGTTTTTGGATATGCATACCTTGTGCGCTTGTTCTGGATCGCTGTTGTAAACCTTGAAGTGATTATCATTATTATAATATAAGGGAGCGGTAACAAAATCTTCATAATAGTTCAGTGACACAACAACCTGATTAGCATCAACAAGCTGTACTGTTCCGGAATTATAAAAAAATGTTTTGGGATCTATTTTATGGAGATTGGTACACTCATCCTGAATCCATTCTGGCAAACTTTCAAAATCTAGATGTGTTTGGCATTCTGGCCAGGATGGATCTTTAATGTTATTGTATTCGTTGACCCAGAGATCTGCGTTTTTAGTCAGATTGGTTTGTATTGGTTTTGATAAAATTTCAGATATTTCTGACGCAGTTTTATCGAATGTTCCACGATTGTGTGTGCTAATCTCTAGTTCAATCTTATTTTTATTAATTGCATCATAAAGCCAGGGTGTGTGTTTTAGTCTGGATCCATTAGTTAATAACTGTATGGTTGCATTTGGCCAGAGTGATCGTAATCCGGTAAGCCAGTCTGGTAATGACGGGTTTAACAACGGTTCACCACCCAGAATAGAGATCACACCAAAATCTATTCGTTTGTGCCAAGCCTTGTATACCTCAGCATAGTCTTCCCATTTTTGATGTCCAGAAAAATTATAATTGTTTAATCGATTGCAATTGTCGCAATTATAATTACAAACATTGGTTATGTAAAATTCAATTCTTTCCAAATAAAACATTATTATATATTTACTATCAAAAAAGATTGCATTTCGGTATCTGTGATGTTATAATAAACAAACTTTAACAACAACTCTAAAGGAGAGTAATTATGAAACTGTCAGATAAACTTACTAAAGCAGATGATTCATTGAACGTATATTTTTACGATAACGGTTACATGGTAGAAGTCAGCGGTCGTGATGGCTATGACGATTGGAAAACTGCCAAGGTAATGTGTTCGTCACTTGAAGAAGTAAACGCTATTGTTGCTGAAGCAGCAGGTATGGAGCGTTCATAATGGAAGGAACTCGTATTCCAGACATTACTTTCTATTACCGCGAAGGCGATTTGCCTCCAGGTGATGGCGGTTGCCCAATTGGTGGCGAATTTGTACACAAAACCACCGCGGACCTTTTTGGTAGCAAGCGTGTAGTAGTGTTTAGTTTGCCAGGTGCTTATACACCAACTTGTTCAACTTATCAGTTGCCAGGTTTTGAAAATAACTATTTCAAGATTCGCGATGCTGGTATTGATGAAGTTTATGTAGCGAGCGTTAACGACGGCTTTGTTATGAATGCGTGGGCAGACTTTTTGGGTATCCAGAATGTTAAGGTTCTGCCAGATGGCAACGGCGAGTTTGCTGACGCACTTGGTCGCCTTGCTGACTTTAGCCAACTTGGCTTTGGTAAGCGAAGCAAGCGTTTTGCTGTTGTTATCAAGGATGGTGTTGTTGAAAAGGCATTTGTTGAACCAGATGCTACCGCAGACAATCCAGATCCTTATGGTGAAAGTTCACCAGAAAATGTTATGAATTATTTGGGTGTTGCTAAATAAATTCGTAATAATTTTTGTAATCTATAAATAAGATTATGGATTACAAAAAAATATACAACTTGTTGATTAATAGAGGTAAAACTCGTGTTTATGAAGGATATACCGAGTCTCACCATATTATACCTCGTTGTATAGGTGGCAACGACGATATTACTAATTTAGTAAATTTAACACCTGAAGAACATTATATTGCTCATCAGTTGTTAGTTAAAATGTATCCCGGTGACCATAGATTAGCAAAAGCTGCCATGATGATGACCGCACAGCGTCCAAATAATAAAGTATACGGATGGTTGCGCAAAAGACATGCTATAGCAATGAGCGAATCTCAATCGGGCAACGGTAATAGCCAATTCGGGACTAGATGGATTCATAATAATACAATTAAAGAATCTACTAAAGTTGGCAAAGACGAGCCGTTGCCCGATGGATGGCACGAAGGTAGAAAATTTAATTGGGACGTTGCTATAGAGTGTAAGCACTGCGGTAAAAAATTTACACCCAGCGGAATGGAGAGTTTTTGTTCCCCTAAGTGTAAAACATATTACAGATCTCCGCAATATGAGATTATTGATGACAATATAGAAGCTATATTGTTAAGATTAAAAGAGATAGGATCTATCTCTGCTGTTCTTAGAGAATTTGGTATTGTTGGTAATAAAATAGGCAATACATATGTTTCTACGATAGCAAAAGAACGCGGTATAAATATACTGCGAAGAAGAAATTCGCCCGTGTAG